TTTAACTGGAACCGATCGTAACACAATCAACTGTGTTAGACCTAATTGTGGATTCACTGACAGGGGTCATTGTTCATGACCTGTGTTCATTGTGGAGTTGATTCGACCATACTCAAAGAGTATGGATCTATCACCGTTATTGAAACAGACGACATAGGAGAAAAAGAAACACATGTCTTTTGTTCCTACTCCTGTCTCAGGAGATGGTTCTTCTGAACTATTGTCGTATCTGTTACGCCCCAGCTGGAGGATGTTGGTGCTGGGGAAATATTGTGTCCCCTAAACAAGTAAAGAGGCCAGATTCTCATGGAATCTAATGAATGGGGTTTCACCTGTGAGCAATGTCACTTCCGTCCGACGAAAGACAGTGCAGAAGACTACGTGCGTGTTGCAAGAGCAAACCCGACATGGCGTTATTCACATAGATCGTTCAATCTCAAGTATCCTGAACGATGCCGTGACTGTGAGCGTAACAAGAAGCGTTTCCAACGCATGCGACGCAGACTCACCAAGATATACGATGTGGCTGAAGCACTTGGTGAAGATGATTATCGTTATCGAAGACCGAAACTCATTACGTTTGCATTACCATCAACATTCACTTTTAGTGACGATGGTAAAGAGGAATTGGCAGCCTTGAAGAAATTGCTTCCAGCTGCTAGAAAGATTCTGGCTGAGAATGGCATCCAGGGTGGAGTGTATGTTCCCGAAATGACAACCCGAAGTTATCAGGATATCGGTGGGATGGGATTCAAGCATCATGCCCATGTTCACATGGTTGCAGTAGCACCATTTATTCACAAAACTAAATTGAAAGAGTTCTGTGAGATTCTTATGCCTCTCGGATTAGGACGAATTAACTATGTCGCCCCGAGAGGAGTTGGATCTAAAGGAAGAGTTGCTTCCTATATCTCGAAGTATTTGACCAAAGATGGAAGAGTTTGTGCATCGTTTGGAATCATGAGAAAGACCAGGGAATTACCTGGTCAAACACCTGGTTAATTACCTGGTTAAAGTCAATCGACCAGGTAATCGTAAAGAGTGTACGCAGCGGCTGCTACACCTATAATTGGTAAAAGTCGAAGTCCGACTGAACCTACAATTCGTAGTTTCCCATAGTGGCTTGTTGCCATGTAAGTTAATCCAACGAACGCTAGTCGAGCGCCGATGTCTTGTGTCACTTCTGATACAATACGATCAGTAAGTGAATTTGTAGATTCCGATTCTCTCTTATCTTGGTTATCGATTGGAGAGTAATCAGACATTGCATGTGAAAGCCATGCTTCTTTGTAATGATTCATTGGAATCACTTTCGTGCTTTGACAGCACCAACACGACGTCCATTGACGTACTTGTATTGAATCATTGTACCTTTGCGGAATTTACCGCCAGAGGTCTTTTTCTTGAATGCTTTTCCTAACTTTTCAGTTTGCTTTCGCTTATTGTATGTTTTTCGTCGTGCCATATCAGCATACTCCTTGTGCATATGTTGTAGCTTCAGTGAGAAGCCCTGTACTCCAGATGAGGATCGTAACGACCATCATCTCGATTCTATTTTCTTTGAATAGTTTGAGAAGGCGGAGGGAGGTACTGACGTCAGTACAGGTGTCGAGCGGGATGGTTTGGGCGCTCTGGTCTCCCTCCATTTCAAGCACGCTCCGCATAAACGCCGTGGTACGTGCCTTGAGCAAGATTGATAACAACTCGATAAGCGGATGCTGTATTTTGTGGATCTACACAGATGAGTCCCATCGGTGCACAGAATCCTGAAGATTTTGCTACACGACCAGTGATTGCACTGGTGGCAAGCCGAGCAACTTGAATCATTGAACGGTCATCTTGACCGATCATAGCGTCGGCATCGTATGGAGTTTGGTCATTGTTGTAATCAAGATTTACAATGATGTTTGATAATGCTGCATCTCCGGATGCGTCAAACAATGTAGACAAAGGGTCAGTAGCATTGTTTGTGGAAACTACAGGCTCACCATCTGTATCTGGGTGAGCTCGTGATTCATGATATGACTTGAGCAAACCGACAGATGTACGGTTTCCTTCTGGTCCGACGTGATTTCCTAACATAGTTAGTGTAAATTCATCTGGTGATCCGCCGTCGGATTTCATTGTTGTCAATTGTGAATAGATCCACTCGTCAGGAGAACGAGAGTAAAATGTGGAATTAATTCCATATGTTTCTGGATCCATTGTATTTGCTTCAGTATGAGTAGGACTCATTAGAATCTTAAAATCGTTATATTTTGGTCTAGGAGTATCAACGAGTGAATTCATCTGTTGATTTATTGCAAAACCTCTGTTCCATGCGTTTTTGACACACCAATTATCAGGCAATGTATGAATATCAACATAAGCGTCTTCATTGTTAAACAATTCAATAGAATTGACGTAATAATAAACGCCTTGCCTGTAGAATTTTCGATTGATAACCGACAGTGCTCTTGCGATATCGATAAATCGTGTTTCATTTCCAGTTCCCTCGAAAGAAAGTCGAGTGACTGTTGGTGATGTTTTACTATACTTTTTTGCCGGGAGATTTGCGCCTGCCATGGATAACCCTTTCATAATCGGGTTAATAAATATTATTTGTCGTAATAATGATAATAACTACCATTATGCGACAGACTAGGTGCGTCAAGAATGAGCGAATATATACCAAGTGCAGAGGACTATTGTCCTCTTTGTAGAATGCCCAGTTTAACTGGAACCGATCGTAACACAATCAACTGTGTTAGACCTAATTGTGGATTCACTGACAGGGGTCATTGTTCATGACCTGTGTTCATTGTGGAGTT